AAATGATCCAACACCTCAACAACGCCAGAGATAGAATTACATGAACTCACCTGAAAATGCACAACCTGCCGTAGTTGGAAATACTATCTTTCCATTCGGTCCTGGTATTCATGCGGCATTTATTTCTGAAGAAGACCGCAACATCATCTTAGAACATGCAAATTCTAAGCAACGTGATGATGCTAGTATGGGACTGGTGGGTAACATTGAAAGAGAAGTATGGTGTAGTGAAGAATTTTCACAAACTGTATTGACACCAATGCTCGCTCCTTTTGTGCAGAGATATCTAAATGAATTGAGTGCTGCGGGGCGTATTGGACCTTCTACCCCTATTGCATATAACGCTGCTCGCGTTAACCAGGGATCTGATGGTGATGGTGCTGAGATCCATACCGAGTTGCGTCTAGTGAATGCTTGGGTGAATTTCACGTCCCCTGGTCCAGATTTTAATCCGCCACACATCCACAACTGTGATCTGAGTTCCATACTATACTTAGATGTACCAACGGAGATGAGCACTATTTTCCCAGAGTCGGAAACTCCATGGAGAAACAACGGCAAGACCACCTTCTTGTCGGGATCCCCACAACCATTCGCTATCAATGAGTTTGTTGTTGGTGATCCTAGTCCTGGACGTTTCCTGATCTTCCCAGCAAACTTGACACATTGGGTCATGCCGTACTACAATAAGCAAGGTGAGAAACGAATCACTCTGTCTGCCAACTTCATGTTGGACCAGAATGTTACGAGTCCTCCCTGGCAACGCAAGTATGACTGGGAAGCACCATTGCCTAAATAGAACGCTACGTCTATACAGTAGCAATAAACCAAATACAAACATTCTAAATGTCATTTTCTAATCTAAAAAAGTCCAGTGCAAGTTCCTTTGCAAAACTCACCCAAGAGATTGAAAAAATCTCCAACCCCACAGGCGGTGGAGGCGGTGGAGACGAGCGTCTTTGGAAACCCGAACTGGATAAAAGCGGCAATGGTTACGCTGTTATTCGCTTTCTTCCTGCTCCAGACGGAGAAGATATTCCTTTCGCTAAGATCTGGAGTCATGCTTTCCAAGGACCAGGTGGTTGGTACATTGAGAACTCTCTCACGACTCTTAACAAGAAAGATCCCGTAGGTGAACTCAATCGTCAACTCTGGAACTCTGGACGAGATTCCGATAAAGAAGTTGCACGTAAGCAAAAGCGTAAACTCTCCTACTACGCTAACATCCTTGTAGTAAAGGATCCCCTGCATCCCGAAAACGATGGTCAAGTAAAGCTTTATAAGTTTGGCAAGAAGATCTTTGACAAGATCATTGAAGCGATGCAACCACAGTTTGAAGACGAAACTCCAGTCAATGTATTTGATCCCTGGAGTGGTGCTGATTTCAAACTGAAGATCGTCAAGAAAGACGGTTACTGGAACTATGATAAGTCTGAGTTTGCTACTCCATCTGCCTTGTTTGGCGGTGAAGATTCTGAAATTGAATCTGCATGGAACAAGCAGTATTCTCTGACTGCATTCACTGATGATTCTAACTTCAAGAGTTATGATGAACTGAATGCTAGACTTACGTCTGTTCTGAAAGGCCGCAAAGAAACTCCTCGTCAAGATGAGTCCTTTGAGGATGAATCTGAAGGACGTGGAACATACAATACTCCAGAGATGGCTGTTGCACAAGCACCAGATTGGACTGCTGAAATTGACTCCTTTCAACAGAAAACTGTCGCTGCTGCTCCAGTAAAAGACGATGACGATGTAATGAACTACTTTGCATCGTTGGCATCTGAAGATTGATCTAGACCTATAGTAATTTACTGATGAAATTTCTCCCGATCCTTCTACTCGCTACTGTTCTCGGTGGTCCTGCATATGCACACCACCGTAGCAAGCATGTTATTAATCGTTATGATTACATTGCTGAAAAAGACTGGTCAACTTGTACTAAAGAGTTGGTTAGTGTCACGGTATACTCCGATGGAAGTCAGATGAAAGATTTCCGAAGACTTCCTTGGCATAGATGCATCAATCGTCACAATGGTGGATACCACCGTCATAGTCATTCGTACACTCCCAGACCAGTACCAACTGAGCGTAAGCAGAGTAAGACCGATGACAATTCATGCATTGAAGGTAGTGTTATTGGAGGGATCGCTGGAGGGGGTCTAGGTGCCGCTCTGTCGCGTGGAGACGGTCGCTGGTGGGCAATCCCTACGGGGATCGTCGGCGGCGCTCTAGCGGGTTGCCAGATTGATGGGGGTTAACCTAAATTAATATTAAATGTGTAGCAGTATATACTAAAAATAAGTCTTATATATTCCGTTAGAATTCCAACACATTTCATATAGATAGTACAGTTGCAAGGTGATCATGTAAAAAGACTTATTATGGTTATACCTTGAAACGGAGCATTATGCACAATCTAATTTCCCAAAACCAATTAGCGTCATGGAATCATTTTGCATCAACAGTAGACTATTCAACTGAACAGCATCAGTTGATCAATGATTACTTTGATTGTCTAATTGAATGTGATGATACCCAGCAGTATTGTAAACGTATCTGTAAAAGAGTATTAAAAGAATAAGAAACCTAACCTCATGTCATAAAAAAACCTCCCCAAGGGGAGGTTTTTTAGTATCTAATATCCGCCGTATCCACCACCAGAACTTCCAGAACTACTGCTGCTAGAACTACTGCTACTAGAAGAACTACTACTACTGCTACTAGAGGAAGAACTACTGCTAGAGGTTGATGCTGTACTTCCACTTGAGGAGGAAGATGAAGCAACTTGTATTCCTGTTGAAGCGTCTGCCTGAACAGTCGTAAATGATACACCACTAGTACTACCTGATGTAGCAACCTGTAGATTAGTGATTGTTCTACCAGTTCCAGTATACGTTGCAGTGTATTGACGACCAATACCACCACCACTTGATTTGCTCAGGAACCTACTTGAGATAGACAATTTGGTCTTCTTAACACCATTCTCGTCAAGTTCATCACTCGCTTCGTATCCAATCAAATCATCAAATTCTTCAATGAATGCATCTAATGCAGTTGGAAGTGTAATGTAGATATTTCTTTTAAGTTCATTCTGAAAATATTCATGTTCCCAGTTACTTACAGGCAGTCTTGCATTTAGACCACTAATGACAGTTCCATCTGGGTTTTTGTAAGAGAAAAATTCATCAACAATAGTTCCCTTCTCAACCATTACAATGTCGTTCCATTTAATCTCATTAGTTTCATAATGATGAACTCCATCTACGTTATCATATTTCTGCGATGTATAGTATTCCAATTCCCTTCTACTTACGGGCCATTGACCATACATATCAATGATATTATTGGTGAGGAGTACAACCCAATCTAGTTCAGGATCTCCATAGTATTCTTCAGCAATCTGCCATGGCATTTGCCCATCTTCAATAGATACTTGTTCAAAGAACTCAGTATATTTGTTTAGATCCTCTCGTGCTTTTACCCTACGGAAGATATTTTTGACAACAACATACTCTTGCTTGGCATCTGAGGATGTTCCCGTGCCAACGTAAATGTTAGGTAGATATGAGAAATATGCAGGCATTAGTATCCAGCGATTGCTTTTTCTTGAGTGATGATAGATGTTTCAGTAAACTGAAGATCTAAGGTAATTGCAGGGACATAGATCATCCCAGGTGCTTGACCTTGAGTCATATTATCTGGAGAACCAGAACTTAGATTTTTGTTCTGTGCTCTGTACGCTTTCTTCAAGCGTTCATTTTTGATTGCGACATATTGACCATCTGGAGTATAGTTTACACTCATAGCGGTACATACACAGTAATCAATCTTGAAGTGATCAAGTGCTTGTGATGATAATGAATCTTCTCCAACTCTAATAAATTGAATCAGAAACTTATCTGGCACATTCAAGAATCTTTGATTGGCACCACTTTTAGTCAGTAGACCTCCAAGAGATCCTCCCTTACCACTGCCACCAGAACCATATGAGGGCAGTAGTCCAGTCTTAAACATCTCAAGAATATCTTGAATGCTTTGTGCTTCTTTCTCACTTCTAGCAACCATCTTGAAGTTAAAGTTAAAACTTCTAAATCCTACACCCTGAAATACTTGTTCTGAGTAAGGATTGAATACTTTACCTTGAGAGATTGCAGATAGCATATTAGGAGAGATGCCATCGGTATTCAGACCGATCAATCCACCAACACCCTGGATGCCTTGAGATAGGTTGTTGAATGCAGATTCAGGTAAACCTGCTTTTGCTGCTTCTTGAAGAGTTGCAGCAATTTCTCCAGAACTTTCTGATGCTAATGCACCAACTGCTGCTTTACCTAAAGCACCTAAGTTTGCCTGCTGATAGTTAACACCGTAGTCGGCAGAGAGCGACGACGGCATTGCAATATAAGCAGATGTAATTAACTCCTTATTAGTTTTATTTGAATTGTCTGGTACGTTAAAGTATTGAGGACCACCACTATTCTTAAATTGATATCTAGAAAATTTTATATAATCTGCATATTCTGCTTGATAACTATCAGCTGCTCCCCTACCCTTCTCCGCAAAGGGTAATTTCTCAGGATACTTTAGCGTGACCGATTTCTTATTAGATGCCACTATAAATATAAGTAATGGTCCAATTATATTTATGCACTATAGAGGGAAGTACACACCATCTTTTCCTGCTAAGTACCGAGGAGATGTCACTGGCATTGTTTATCGGTCGTCTTGGGAATATAAATTCATGAAATGGTGCGACAATACTACCTCAGTTACTGAATGGGGAAGTGAAGAGATCATCATCCCATATATTTCACCAGTGGATGGAAAGAGGCATAGATATTTTCCTGATTTCTATGTTAAAGCATCAAACAAAAAGTATATTGTGGAAGTCAAACCCTTCAAACAAACTTTAGAACCAAAGACTCAAAAAAGAGTTACGAAAAGATATATTAATGAAGTTGTCACCTATAGTGTCAATCAAGCGAAATGGAAAGCAGCGCGAGAGTTCTGCAAAGATCATTCTTTAGAGTTTATGCTCATAACCGAAAAGGAACTTAAGGTATAATGTCAATTAGATTCAACGAAAGTCGCTTTAGTGATAACTCTTTTACACAGTTTCAATCACTTATTAAGAGTAACAAGGATGCACCTTCTCTTAATAATCTTTATGGAGTTGAGTTTGGGCAACCTAGAGTACTCCAGGAGATGTATGGAAATGCTCTGATTCCTTATGGTAGAAACTCTGATAGACTAGCAACTCTATTGAATCACTATGCATCTAGTGTTTCATCTCCTAGTAGGAACTTGACAACCGCAACTGTAAATAATATTGGTTCTGCTTATAAGTATGCTACTGGTCAGAGTCATAGTGAGATAAGTGTCTCATTCATCATGCCCAGATCAATGCAAACCTATACCTTTTTTGATAGGTGGATAAATTTGATCATGAATGATACTACTCAACATGTGGATCTCTTAGACAATTACACATGTACGATGAAGATTTATAAGATGGAAAGGGGTGGCGGTAAGAAGAGATTCTTTACAGAAGACGATCTTATTCCAGAGCAAAGGACTGGTCGCAATACAGATAGTAAGAGAGGGTTCTATTACGAGAATGATATTACAGGTGTTTGGTGCTTGGCAGATGTGTTCCCATACAATTTGGGACAAGTAGAAATGCAATCAGGGCAAGCAAACTACACTACATTTAATGTTGGATTCCAATATAGAAACTTCAGATTCTATCCAAACAATAGAAATGTTAACATGTCAACTAAGAATCAAGATAAGAAGAGTCCAGAAAAAGAGTATCTAGATAGTCTTGGTAAAGACGCTGCTAAATTCTTTCAAAATTTTGATGGTAACTATACAGAGTTATTTGGAAATAACTTTGATTTCTCTGCAGCGTCAAGAGTTGGCAACTATAATTTTTCCGCTGCTGTCTTTAACCAACCTCCAGGGACAGAACCTTTGAACTTCTTTGGTCCAACTCTGAACCGCTAAATATCTGTAATGAAGTGATTATCTATGCCATTACCTAAGTTAAATGTTCCTCGTTATGAATTGAAACTACCTTCTGACGGGAAAAGAATTAAATATCGCCCATTTCTGGTAAAAGAAGAGAAATTGCTATTGTTAGCAATGGAAACAGAAGATCAAGCACAAATGGTTGATACTGTACAGACTTTACTGCTTAACTGCACTAATCTATCTGATACAGATATCAAAGGACTTGCCACTTTTGACTTTGAATATATTTTCCTGAACATTCGTGCAAAGTCTGTAGGTGAAACTGTTGATCTTATGGTAACTTCACCCGATGATAATGAGACTCAGGTTAAGGTAACAGTTGATCTTAGTGAGATTGAAGTGAAATTTGAACCTGAGCATACAAACATCTTGAAGTTGGATAATAAAATTTCAATGGTTATGAAATATCCTAGTATGGATATGTTTGTTAAAAATAACTTTGAGACCAATTCTACTGTAGAAAGTCTATTTGAATTGACTACAGATTGCATTCTTCAAATTGTTGAAGGTGAGGAAGTATATGAAGCGAAAGAGTCTTCAAAGGAAGAATTGATTGAGTTCCTTGATCAATTGAATACTACACAGTTTCAAGAAATTCAAAAGTTTTTTGAAACAATGCCTAAATTATCTCACGACATTAAATTTACTAATCCTAAGACTAAGAAAAAACAGACTCTCCAACTTGAGGGTTTAGCAAGTTTTTTCGCCTAGTCCTTCTCCATACAAGTCTTCAAACTTATTATGAGACTAATTTCGCTTTGATTCACCATCATAAGTGGAACCCTGAATATTTGGATAATATTATGCCATGGGAAAAAGATGTTTATGTTAACCTCTTGATCAACCATTTGAAAGAAGAGGAGAAGAGGTACAAAGATAGAAACAACAAGTAAGCGTAATGCTAGCATCCAAAATCAAACCACATAAGTTGATCCCCACTACGGTTTCTAGTGAAGAATCTGGGGGGATAAAGGTTGCTAGCTCGGTTAAACAATCAGTATACTCTGTAGTTACATCTGCCAATCAAATTGGTAAGACTCTGGAGGGTATGGGTTATGTGATGATGGATATTTCTGAAACAATATCCAATAGATCATCATTCTTAGGGGATCAACTTGCAGAGCAAGAAAGACTTAGTGATCTCAGAAGAGATGCTAGAGCAGAGATAGAAGCAGAAGGTGGGATAAGTTCAGAAAGTAAAGATGGATTAGAAGACGGTTTAGAGGATGAAATTAAGAAGAAAAAGAATCCTCTTGGATGGTTAGAGAAAATTCTCGGACCATTCGGTAATTTGTTTGCTTGGTTAGCAAGAACTGCAATCTCAAGAGGAATACTTGAGTGGTTTTCTGATGAAAAAAATCTTAAGAAGATGGAAGACATCTTCAATACTCTTAAGATGGTTGGGGATTTTGTATATAAGTTAGTTACTTTTAGTGTAGGCGCAATATTTGATGGTCTTGCCAAGATCTTTGGCGGTGCTAAAGCGATTGCTAATGGTAATCTAGGTGGCGCATGGGATATGATTGTAGGGGTGGGAACCCTTTTAACAGGCATAATAGGTCTAAAGGCATTATCGTATCTACTAAATCCATTTAGTCTTATCCAAGACGCAATGACATTGTTTGATGCATTGCAGTCGTCTGATGATATACCTGATCCAAATAATCCCAAACCAAAAACAACACCAACTCCAAATACTAATAATGTAAGATCCAAAGCAGAAATTCTTGAAAATATTAAGAAGAGGCATGGTTTTAAGAATCTTGAACAAGCAGAAGAATATGCTAGATTAAGAAAAGTTGCCAAACAGTCAGGCGAAGAACTTACTGAAGCAGGTATAGAAGCATTAGTAAAACAAGCAAGGAAGAATAAACCAGCAGGTTTACTGGGAAGACTTGGTAATACTCTTGAGGATGTGTCAGTCTCCGCAGCAGAGGGGATTAAAAGCAGTCTGATGCAATTTGCAGATTTCTTGGGTGATCATGCCAAGAATCTCAAAGGTGTTCTGATTGATAAACCTGCCGCTGTAATTGCAGAACAAATAAAAGATGCACGTAAAAAGTATGGATTGAGTGGAAGCGCAGCAGAAATCTATGCTAGGTTCTCTGACAAGGCAAAAAAAGCATGGGAAACGAGTTTAGATATAGGAAAAAAATACGGAGATAGGGCAAGAACACTTGGTGCTAATCTTAAGAGTAAGGCAGGAGATGCTGTTGCTTGGGCAGATAATGGTTTAAAAGGTGCTGGAAATTGGGTTAAGAATTTTGCGACAGCAAAGATCGTAGAACCTTTGGGTAAGTTCTTTGAACCAATGATGAAACCCATCAAGGCAATGGCAGGACAGGTTATGGGCAAGGTCATGTCTTCTGGTGCAGGTATAATGATGGAGGAGTACCTTCAGAAGAAAGGTCTTTCTCTATTGGAACCGAAACCACTTATTCAAAGAATTGGTGGTAAAGCACTACCAATTGTTGGTGGTCTTATTAACTTACTATTTGCATATGATCGCTTAACTGATGGCGATGTAGTTGGTGCTGGTATTGAAGCATTATCTGCTGCGTTTGACTTATCTGGAGCATTTGGTTTTGCTGCTGGTCCCTATGTTTCATTAGGACTTGACGTATTCTCTTTGTTTAGAGATCTGATTCCTGG